GCTTCTGGAGGTGGGGGCGGCGGTTCTGTCGCCTGGAACGATATTACTGGCAAGCCATCATGGATAGGATCGTCCAAGCCATCTTATAGTTGGAGCGAAATTAACAGTAAACCGTCGTGGATTGGGAGTAGTAAGCCGTCTTACTCATGGAGCGAAATAAGTAGTAAGCCGTCTGGACTTGTAACATCTGTTAGCATATCCGGAAGCGGTAACGCAATAATAAACGCATCTTTTTCGGGTGGGACATTGAGTTTAACAAAGGGTAGTATTTCTGGGGGAAGTAGTTGGAACGGTGGAACTATTACAGGAAATCTAACTATTAGCAAATCAAGTCCGGGTATAGCTTTATCGGGGTCTGGCCCATATATGTGGTTTGGCTCATATTGGAAACTTACAGTCCCTTCTAATGATTATTGTTTTTACTACAATAATGACTTAAGGGCTTATCTATCGTATAGCAGTTCTGGAAATATGTGGGTCAAAGGGTCATTGGTACAAGGATCTGATATTAGGAGGAAAAATTTAATGGGTGATCTCGAAGATGTGCTGTCTAAAATGATGGCTTTATCTGTATTTAGGTACTCCTATAAAAATGATCCTGATGCCACGGTACGGATTGGCCTATCTGCTCAACAGGTTATCCAATATTTCCCTGAATTTGTATTTACGGAGCCGGATGGATATTATTCGATGGACTATGCGAGCATGTCGGCTTTGGCAATAAAAGGCATACAGGAGATCTCTAAAAAGTCTATGATGATTGAAAATCTTGTGAAAGTCCGTAAGGACTGGGAGTTGACGAAGGATCAGCAGATTAAACATCTTCAGGACACGGTTATTAGATTGCAAAATGAAATAGATGAACTGAAAGGAGGAACTGCGGCATGATACTACCAAAGAAAGATCTGACACTTTTTCAGACTGCATTGAAGGTTGGAGCAGTATATACGAGCAGCGGGAAAGGATACGTTATCCGTGATCTTTTCCGGCTTGTGGCCGCGGCCAAATCCGGAGGGGAAAAAGGTTATGCTTTTCGGGTAGCAGAAAACGGCTATACAGATGGTACACGCGGCTTTATGATTGACGGGGCATTGCCTTATTGGAATATCTGGAGTCCTGATAGTCCTGGGCGCTTCTTCATTGATATTGATCAGCGCATCAAGCTTAGAATGAAATTTGATGCAGGTAATTCGGCCAATCCTTATTATCGTGCATCACTCGGATATTTTGCCGGTTACGATACCAATGCGGAAGCTCCTTTTGTTAATTGTACAAATGCAGCCAATGGAGTAATTGACTATTATCCGTCTTTTTCCCTGAGATTGGTATTTCTTGTTACTTGTTCGGGGATAAATTGGAAATCAGTGCAGGGATATATTGATCATTTCTATATCAAGGTAATTGGGACATTCGCATTAGGCGGATCGGAAAATGAAATAGCATTGATTGAAAGTCCGTCATACGTGAATACGGATGGTACAACAAGGTCCTATAACCAACAATATGAATTAAAAAATCTCGGCAGCACGTATCAATATCTCCGTTTTGAGATGTATGTCGGATATACTGATACCGGAGGAGAAAAAATGCTTTTTAAAGTCCCTTATATAGAATCACAGACAGTGAGGTTGAATCAACGAAAAGAAGGGCTTAGTCCTGGTAATTTCCTATGGTTCTACATATACAATCCCAATTCTTCATCCGGGGGGTATGAAAATGTAGCGATACCGGATTATGAAACGAAAATTCCGGTATCAAACAAAGAAATAGAGTTTCAGGCCAATTCAGGGACTCCGTATGATGGTCGATATGTTTTGAAATTCAGTGCAAAGATAGTTGGTGACTATTATACGGAAATACCGGGATATGGTACCGTTGATATACATGGTTACTATGATGTCCTTGCAAAGGGCTTTATATACAAAAAATCAGGTGGAGAGGTTAATGTAGACTATGAGTCTCTTGGACAAATTTACCTGGATACAAATTCGGAATATAATAATTTTCAGTTGCAGATTCCAACGGAATGGGCAAGCAATAAATTAGATTCTGGAACATTACATTTTTTCATTAGAATGAAGTCTCAACCATAAAATAAAGTAATATGAAACAGATTAGCAACAAAAGAACAATTGCGGATGTGATCTATGACGGTGAACAGATCACTTTGAAAGGACAAGTAGAAATAGACTCTAACACAGGTCAAGTCAAGTCGGTAAACGGTGATGTCCGATTAAAAGATGGTGTAACGTACATCGGTAATTTTTCGATGCTCGGCATCAATATCAACGACATCTCATATGTCAAGTACCGGACCGATACCTCAGAACTGGTGGACGAAATGGTACAGGCCATCAACAATAAAACAATTGAGGAGGCTTAACTATGAAAGCTATTGAAGCTGTAGAACTATTTGCCGTGCTGAAGGACCTGAAGCTTTCGGGCGTGGATTCTTCTGATCGCTTAAAAGTGATCAGAAATCTTCGTGCTCTTAGGGAAGTGACCGATAAGTATAATGCGGACTTGGATCTCGCAAAAGAACGTCTCAAACCGGACGGATTTGATAATCTCATAATGAAGATGCTTGAAAGCAATGAGGTCGTTGCAGCCGGTGGTAGCCGTACTGTATCGGACTTGGAAATTGCGTCGTTTAACAAACAGAACGAACGGTTTAACCGGGATTTGAAAGCGATTCAAATTGGCTCCTACAATAAGGATGAAAAATGCTTTGAAGGAGGTATGAATAATGAGCCGGTAGACGTAAAAATCGAATCTCTCACGGAGCTTGCATTTGACAAGCTCGTTGATGCCAATAAGGATGTGCCGGCAGGCGCATTAGCAGTATTGTTTGATAAAATGGTATAGTTATGGAATTACAGGATTTGACATTTAATAAAGAAGGTGACCTGTATGTTTGCGAGTTCGAGGCAACAGGACCTTTTAATATTAAGATTACCCGTACAAATGTATCGGGAGCTTATGGAGCATTGAGCGTTCAGCAGTCGTTGACGGGAGAGGATTATGTCCCTATTCCGCTGCCTCCGGCATGGCCTCTTATGGCCAAGCTGGATTTTGAGATACCGAACGTACCTGCCGGCATGCATATCCGGATTGAGAGCGGGGCAGAAGTGACAACCGCTAAAATAGCATATCAATCATGATAGGGCTTAACAAAATAGGGCTTAACCAGGTGCAGCTAAATAGGCTGCGCCTGAATGCTCCATTTCCTACATGTAGGAAAATGGCCGGTGGTGGCGGTTCCGGAGACGGCTTCCCTGTGCTTCCGGGTGATGTTACGCGCTGGCATTTCGGCGGCCTGACGAACGAGATGATGGCAGCGATGGACGATCCGAGGATTGAGGATGCGGATGGCAAAGGTAGGTTCCTATCCTTCAAGAATTTCGCTTGGAAGGAAGGATCGGGTATTAGTGATATTTACCCCGGTGCACTCGTCTTTGACGGAGTAGACGATTGGGCGGGATGTGACAACTTGCCATTATTGCCTAAAGAAAAAGGATATAGTATTATTGCATTGAGGAATTGGATAACACGATATGATGCAACTCAATATAAAAGACCTTTAATATCAAATCTTGACACAAATGATGAAGGCGCTTTTTTAATTGAATATAGAAAGGATGAAAATGTAAATGACGTTACGGGATCTTATAATAGTTTTACAGATGTATATATTGACGATAATAACCCTATTACATGGCAAACATCAAGTAGTTACAATGGTCAAATAATAAAAAAAGGAACATCTAAATCTACTAATAAGCTGTGTATTTGTAAAACTTATTTTGGCCAATTAAGTAATTATGCCAATGCTGCCATTTGGGAAATAGTCATTCTCGATCATGATGCCACCGAAGAAGAACTGACCAAGATCAAAGACTACTTCGTTAAAACCTATCCCTGGCTCTTCCCCGACCAAGCATGGACAGTCACCGGCAAAACCAACGAGGACGAAGATCGTGCTACTATTGCCAACATTACGGGCAATGGTAATGATCTTGTGCTGTCTAATTTTGGGTTTGCAGAAGGGAGTGGTTACAATGAAGAAGGTGAATATGCTGGCTATCTGGTTACTGATGGGGTGGATGATATGATAACTTCGTCAGCTTTTAATATAGGTAAGGATTTTACGATTGTTGGGGATTGGAAGTTTATTGATAATAAAAAGAGTGGTACTGGTTTAGTAAAAGGGTCTAGTTTTTATATCTACAACACAATGATTGGACTTGATCTTTATATTAATTCAGGATCAGTAAAAAATAGTCTTGACGGAATTAAAAGTATTAATGCTGCATGTTCAGATGGTAGGGCCTATGATCGTAATTGGAATGAAATACTGGCAAATACAGGTAATGTAGTTGGTTCTGGTGGTACATTGGAGGTATCGAGTAGTGGTGGTAGGTTTGATCGAATAGCTTTTAAGAACCTTGCAATTTATCCAAGAATCCTCTCCAAAGAGGACTGTATCAAAGCCTACAACTACCTCCAAACCCTAAAAGCAAAGTAACATTAAAAATTAATTGGATATGAAATACGCAATTGTAAACATCGTATGGGCAAAGTCCCACGGAGTAGAAGTCCTACCGGAAATGAGGACAAGTGTAGATCAGAGCAAGGTAATCTTGCATGAAGAGTTTCTATCACCTTTCGGCGAAGAGGAATTTCCGAAATATGAATCTACGGACCCGGAGTTTATGGAGCTGCTGGCAAGCGAAGAATGGGCTTTGCCGGAAGGTGTAGAGATTAACAGGGAATTTAGCCGGTTACTGGCTCTTGACCAAATGGACAAGGAGGCTAACGAAAAGATCAATACATACGGCTTAACGGCATCTGAAGCATTACGAGTTAAGAACCGGCACCCGATATGGAAGGTTGGAATTGATGTTAACAAGGGAGATCGATATCAGGAAGGTGACAAACTATATGAATGCGACCTGGCTCACAGAACACAAGAAGACTGGCGTCCAGGACAAGGGGCACATTCGCTGTGGCACGAAGTGACGGAAGAACATACCGGTACTATTGACGATCCGATACCCTATAACGAAGGTCACGACCCCTTATTTGCTGGTATGATCCTCGAAAGCGGTAAGTATTACAAGCAGGATAATGTAACCTATAAGTGTACACGGGATAGCGGAATAGCCTTGGTGCAGGACTTATCCGCATTGATTGGTCACTACGTAGAAGTTGCCCTGTAGATAAGTTTATTCCGCCTTTTGTGCCGGGCGGCATCTAAATTCGACACGTACTTTAATGACAAGTTATTATGATTTGGTTAATAGTTATTTCTATCTTGATTATTGCGGCCTATACGACCGCAGTATGCGTTAAGCAGAAGGGTGTACCTTATTCGATAAGCGCCACGTTCTATGCGATAGAACATAAAGGATGGTTCCGCTTCACAATGTGGGCTTGTCCTATGGTGTTAATGCCAGCAATCTTGGAAGTCAGTAAGCCGGGGACGGAGTTTCTCGCTTACCTGGCGTTGGCCGGGATGATCGTTGTTGGGTGTTTTCCAGATTACAAAGCGGATAAATTCCAACACCGGGGACATATAGCCGGTGCAATGATGGCAATATTATTCTCTCAGACTTGGGCGGCTTTAAACTTCTGGCCTATGCTGCTCGCTTGGCTTCCATATGTTGGCTATACCGCACTAAACATGGCTAAGCAAGAAGAAGGAACATTCAAGGATAAATATATAGAAACGAAGCCTATGTTCTGGATTGAAATATTCTCATTTGGGGTGATATACCTAATATGTCTCATGCTTAGAATTTAAAATAAATCCGCCTCCAGACTATCACAGACAGGAGGCGGCGTGTCGAACAGATTACCTATTTGGCAACCATTAATGGTACAAAGGTAATAATTCAAATCAAAAATGTATGGGTACATCTGTTAAAGTAGTGACGTTATCGGCATTCTATATGGAATTTTATGCTTTGATGTGGGATATGAGATGGTTGATGTTGTTGTCGCTTGTGTTGGTCGTAGCAGATCTGTGGTACGGGATTAGCAAGGCAAGAAGACGCAAAGAAGAAGTCCGTATTAGCCGGGCAATCCGTCGAACACTGATCAAGATCGGTGATTATATATGTGTGATAATACTCGCTGCGGTCTTGGGCAAAGCGATTGGGCAACCACTCGGTATAGATTATAGCATAATGGCTGTATGCTGCATGTGTCTTGCTTGTTACTGCGAGCTTGAAAGCGTCATCAGCAATTATTGCGAATGTAAAGGCATCCATTATCATATCAGTTTATGGAGTTTGGCAAAAGGACTTGTCGGCATTAAAAGCAAAGAATTGCAGGAAGTAATAGAAAACAGTATCATAGAAGAGAATAAAGAAAATGAAAAAGATTGACACAATTATCATCCATTGCTCGGCCACGCATGCCGGACAGGATATCAAAGCTAAGGATATTGATCGTATGCACCGTGCACGCGGTTTCAGCCAGATTGGCTATAACTATGTAATCGACTTGGACGGAACTGTAGAAACCGGTCGGCCACTCACGATCGCAGGGGCACATTGTATCGGTTACAATGATCATAGCATCGGGATCTGCTATATCGGTGGCCTTGATGCTAACGGTAAACCCTCCGATACCCGGACCCCGGCACAGAAAGCGGCAATGGATGATCTGATAAACGATATTTGTCAGGTGTACGACATCGTCGAACTGCTCGGACATCGCGATACGTCACCTGATCTAAATAATGATGGCGTAGTTGAGCCGTTTGAGTTTATCAAATCATGTCCCTGTTTCGATGTCAGGGATGAGTACAAATCCTTTCTCAAACCTATAATTGTTAAACCGTAATCTCTGTGATTTATGGATAAAGAATCAAAAAACGAATTGATAGGCGGGTTGATTGGGTTAGTGGTAATAGTCCTGTTCTGCCTGCTTACATCTTGCCGTACGCAAGTCCGTTATGTCCCGGTTGAAACGGTCAGAATTGATAGCGTGTTCTTTAACTCGACCCGGATCGATAGCGTGCTTATACATGATTCGGTCTCTGTAATCCAAAGAGGCGATACCGTTGCCGAATATCGGTACAGGTACATATACAAGTACAAGGACAGGGTAGACACGCTATATATAAACCGGACAGATACTATCCGAGTGCCATACCCGGTCGAAATTGAAAAGAAATTGACAGTTTGGCAACGAACGAAAATTGAGGTCGGGGGCTGGGCTATAGCTGTTATCATTGTTACAATACTGATCGTCGTTGGTCGGATGGTCTACAAACTAAAGAAATAGCTTTTTGTTCATAGTCGCTCTTTTTGGGGCTTTAGAGATAAAAGAAAAGCCCCCAACGTTTTCTAAGTTATTCCCCAATAAATTAAAAAAGACATAAATAAACGTCCGCACGTTGGAGGCTTGATATCTTCAACGCGAACGTTTATTTTTGTTTTAAATTCTATTTATTGGGGTGCGACAAAGATAAACATAAAAATTAAAACAATATGTGCAAATCGGAAATCTTTGCCACTATAATGAAAGTCGTCTCCATGGAGACGGAAGTATCAGAATCT